TGATGAGTATACATGGGATGAAACAAGAGGAGCATATGTTCGCACCGATGGAGAAGAGGGTCCAATGGAAGTTCCCGTTCTCATTGACAAGGGCAATCCTGTTGCAGATGAAGTTCCCTTTGTCAACAAGTATGCCAACACCGGCGAAAAGAACGCTAGAAAAGCATTGGGCGAATCATCCATGACTGACGACCAAGTTGCGGAAAGAGAACTAGCGTTGTTTATCACGAACGATGCTCAGACATACAAACAAAGAATCGTACCCATTGTCAAGAACCTAGCAAGAAAAATGAGTAGTGCCGGGGGCGATTATGATCAAAACCTTGCTATTAAGGCATTCATTTATGCAGTGGATCATGGTATGAAGAGATACAAAGATGAATTTGGTTCTGTGATCAAACTAGATAAAGCGGCGAAGATGAATCTTGCTGAGTATCTACTCGATTTTTACATGGAAGATATTCTTGATCTGATGATGCGATAATTGATTGGAATTTCGCAAATGAAAAGTTTTAGTTCATTTCTGACTGAAGGTTCTGTTCCCGGTGTAAAACGGGGACCATATCAAGATACTAAAACAACTAAAAGCAAGATGTCTGATGATGACATCAAAAAGGCTAGTGATGACGTTCTTAAGTCTTGGGTACAAAGAGGTGGTCCTAACGCTGCCGCTGCTGGTGCCGAGTTGAAAAAACGAGGCAAAGATGTACCCGAAACCGGTAGCAAAGATCCCGATGATCATCCTAAAAATCAAGGCGATGGAGAAGGCACTGCTGGTGGTGATAAACCAGAGGATGATAAGAAGGATGATGCTGGTGCCACTGGCGACGACGATAAGAAGGATGATGCTGGTGCCACTGGCGACGACGATAAGAAGAATGTTGGTACAATCGAATTAGATCCAAAAGAAGCATCTGCAAATGCCAAGGCTTGGGATGATCAAGAACAAAAATTGAGAGATATGTTGGGGGATGATACTGAAGTAAAAGCATCAACTGAACCCAAAAAGAACAAGTTTGAAAGAAAAGCAGAAAGACTTGAAAAGCAGCGCAAAGGCTGGGAAGAAAGAAGCAAGAAAATATTTGCTATCATTGATCCAGATAGTCCTCTTGGTTCGTTGCTATCAAAAATGATGAATGCAGATCCTGCACCGTTTCCCGGTATGGATGGCAAAGTTGATAATGTCTTAAAGTTGCTAGATGATAATATAAGGAAATTTAAAGAATACGCTGCTAAAGAAAAAGCGAAAAAAACCGAAAAGGCAAAAGAGGCAGGAGAAAAATTAAAGAAGAAAGAAGACGATAAGAAGAAAGAAGACGATAAGAAGAAAGAAGACGATAAGAAAGATGATGAAACCAAGGGCTCCACAGGAACTACAGGAACTACAGGCTCTACAGGAACCACAGGAACCACAGGAACTACAGGCTCTACAGGAACCACAGGAACTACAGGCTCTACAGGAACCACAGGAACTACAGGCTCCACCAATAACAATGAAGAATATAAGAATGTAAGTAATTCAATTCGAGCAATCATGCTAGAAAAAAATACTCAGTCTGAATACAAAAATATGCATAGTTGCATAAGAGATATTTGGAGAAAATAATACTTGACAACCACAAAAGAAAGACTAGACTATGAATGTGACCAGAAAGACGTTTAATCATGTAACAATCGAACATAAGTTCGAACCCCTAAAATGCATCACAACCGAAGGTAGTAGATACTATGTGTCTCCCGATGGTGTGAAATACTACTCTGTTACAACTGTTACTGGATTCAAAAAGAAAGCATTCTTTGCTGAGTGGCGAAGAAAGAATCCAACGGAATCAAAGAGAGTAACCTCTAGAGGAAACAAGTTCCATACCATCATAGAGGATTATCTCAACAACGAAGAACCACAGGGATCAGGAACCGAAGAACTGCTATTCAAGCAGGCTCTTCCTATGTTGAATAAGATCGACAACGTATATGCACAAGAAGTTCCTCTATACAGTAAACTCCTAGAGTTGGCTGGAAGAGTGGATTGTGTTGCAGAGTATGATGGTAAACTCTCTATCATCGACTTCAAGGGATCAACAAGAGAGAAGCGGTTGTCTGATATCGACAACTACTTTCAACAAGCAACTGCATATGCCATCATGTGGAAAGAGATGACAGGTCAAACCATTGACCAGATTGTCATTTTGATTAGCAGTGAAGATGGAACAACACAGGAGATCGTGGACAATCCTGTCAACCATGTTGCGGCTCTTCGTAAAACTATACTTGACTTCAAGCACCAATCAGTCGGCGTCTAGCAACACCGGGAGCAAGTCTGCTTGTTGCTACTGAATTCTTTCGCATGATGTTGGTGTTTATTTTTGGCTGATGCTTTCCACTTTGATGGAAAGACACAAGCATAGCAACTTTCTCTCTAGCATCAGTTGCAACGGTATCTCCTGTTGATCCAGCAAACCATTCACTAGCCTCGATCATAAAAATCATCTTTCCATTGATTCCACCACCAGTTACAACTTTTCTTGCAAGGCTGGTGAGATCAAAGTTGATTTTATCTCCGGGTTTTACTGAAGTTCCTATGGTTACAGATGAAATAGGGTCTGCTGCTCTGTCTGTTGCATTTCTTCCAGAAGCACTTGTCCATGCTTTTCCATCTGAGTATTGAGAGCAAGAGACGGTGCTTGAATCTATTTCCTGTAGAACTTCATAGACATCTAGTTTTAGTGGTTTTGCATATGGAGTTGCACCAACGAAGGGCAATCTTCCATATACTTCCTGAACAGTAAGAACCAAGTTGGCAGATAGGACTACATCGGTGCTTTCTATCTCTCCACCACCAACATTGAGATCATGCGAGAAATAACCAATTGGAACCAAGTCTCTGTTTGCAAAGTTTCCTTTGACACTTGTGATATCACCAGAACCATTGAGTTCAAGTGTTGTTGAATCGGGACATGGATCACATGGAACACAAGAAGAACTGCCATCGTCTGGACAACAAAGTATTTCGCCATCGCATCCTTCTCCACCACATTCACCCAAACAATCTGGAATTAGACATTCCTCATCCAAACAAACTGATGGGCAAGGTCCACAATCTGTAGGCTCACCATTTCCACAACCACAACCTAGATCAAACGAACATTCTTTGTTTGGATCTTGCCCAAAACAGTAGTAACCAAAGCACTCTGGACAATCAATCTCAGAACCAAATCCGGGACAAAATTCTTCTCCCCCGCAAGTTTCACAGACATCACAATTTTCTTCTGGGCATACAGTGGAACAAGATTGATCACCACAAAAACAAGGAACTTCGTCTGCACAATCTAAGCACCTAGTACACGGTTCTGTGTCATTACAGTCACAATTAGGACATACACAACCTGCACCATAGCCACCGGGGTCAGAACAAAATCTAATACAATCAGAACAGATATCATCACATAGTGTAGGATCACCACTACTACCATCAAGAGGAAGAGCAGGAGTTCCAGAATCAACACTACTATCTCCCAAATAACTTGTATCTCTTGTGATCTTTCCACTACTGGAAATGGTTTCAGTCGAGTCTGTTGTTCTACTAGTGGTATCTTGAGATGCTGATGTATCAAATACAGTTATTGTTGTTTTGCCATCATTGTCTGTAGTAATAGTGGTTTTAGATGTGGTTAGAGTTGTTATTGCTGATGATTCTGTACTATCTTTATCGAGATAATAAACTTTTCCTGTGTCATAAGGAATGCTAGTAACATCAACGATGCTATTTTCGTTTACAACAGGAACTTCTGAACCTACATTGACAGAAACTTCATACCCACCTTTGGGCATAAATTGAGTTCTTATGAATCTTCCTTTTGGTTTAATTTTAGTGACCACATGAGTTTTTATGTCGCTATAAGGGACAAAAGCATAACCAGTATTGACAGACAAACCATCTGGATTGATGTTTTGATCATCAAGTGCAGATCTTTTTTTGCTGGTATATTTCGACACTTCTCTTGGGTCAGAGACTTTGGTTAAGTTGCTTTGAATTGCAGGTTCACCAGAAACTTTACCTTTCTGAAAATCAATTCCACCTGAAGACTGTTTGCTTGATATGGAGTTGATAGAAATGCTTGATTCACCAAGAGACATTCTTGGAGTAAGAGGCATGACTTTCTTCAAGGAGGAGTATGAAAGAGAGTTCATTGGATCATTTGCTTTATAGTTTGATCTATATCTTGCAAATCCCAAGTTGGATGATATGTTGTATGTTGCTGAGTGTGTGTCCTTTGTTGCATCATTGAACGCAGAACGGTTCTCAGAGAACAATTGTGTGTGACTTGGAACTAGAAGATTGATACCACCAAAACCAAGCATACCAGAAAAACTGATTCCACCATTTTCCTGAGCAAATAGATCGCTTGCTTGATAGAAATTTCTCTCGTTTGGAGAATGTGTTACACCATATGTTTCTGTTGAGTGTGCGGATAGTGGTTCACAGCAAGTAGGATCATCATACTCGCATTCATTTTCATTGCAGTTTCCATTCAAGCATGGATTCAAAGGTATGTACATATTTTGTGATAGTCTTACTAATTGACCAGCACTTAAATGCCTACCTGCTGTCAGCCTATGTCTGTTTGACATATTAAGTTCCTAGAATAGAAACATGACAATAATCGTTTCCACCATCATAATCAACTGATGTGGCAAGAATTGAGTTGATGTTCTTGATTTCAAGAAAAACCTCTTCACCGGGAGAGAGCAAATATCCCAAAGAGCAACCGGCTGTAAAGTGTGCGCCAGATGCACCAATACAAAGCAATCCACCTCCGGGACCAGCCTCACCGGGAGTCAGTCCCTCTAATCCACTGAAGTAGTTCTTAATCTTAACACCAGATTCAAGAGTGTATCCTGCGAAACTGAGAACACTACTTTCGTTTATGGTCTTGGTATATGCCGTCATTCCTGTTGGAAGAGGCATAGAACGAATATCGGCAGAAACACCAGCAGAAACAGAAACATCACCAGTGACACCTATAGTTACTCCTGCTGCAACGGATCTGATATCACATGAAGCACCAACAACTCTATCAATAGTGCCTCCTATGATTGTAATGTCGCTGATTTCTAGGGTTGCTCCAGAGAGACTAACAGGAACTGGTTGTGTTCCTGCTGTATTCCCGCGAACCGCAAGGAATCCACTTGAAACATCACTGTTTCCCACCTTCCAAATTTGAACTGGTGCAGGTGAGTCTGTTGACAATAGTGCATATTCACCAGCACCGCCAGTGCTTAGTTTTACAATTTGAAAATGAGCGTTTCCGTTTGCATCCCCATATCCAAAATTTGAATCTGAGACATAATCGGTGGCAATTACTGCACCACCCTCGCCCAAGTTTAACGTAATATGATCTTCTGCTGTTGCTGCATTAGCCATTGATTTCTCCATTCATTGTAGTATACTACATACCTATGTATTTCATTTATGCATTTGGTCATGGAGAAAATCATGTTTGATAGGTTAGAAAAAGAATTCAACAGCATGGTAGAGAATAAGGCTAGAATCAACGAATATGGCTATATTGAAGCCGTAATCGAGAGTTGCAGGGAATTGGATATAGAACCAGAACTTGCCGCGAAGTATCTTAGCCAACCAATAAAAGAAAAGATAAGAACAGAGGGAGAGGAAATAAATCTTTTACCCAGATCACCAAAATTGTGGTAAGAGGGTTGACATCCATGTTTTTGGGTGTATACTTCTTCCATACAACTGATCGTAAAACAGTTGAAAACACTACAACAGGAGTAAAACAGAATGTCATTCGACGCACTAAAAAAGAAGAGTAAGAACACAGACGCATTGATCGAGAAGTTGTCCTCGATGGACGAAACCAAGAATTCATACAAGGATGATCGCTTCTGGCGACCAGCCGTGGATGATGCAGGAACTGGACAGGCAATCATTCGATTTCTTCCAGAAGCACCGGGAGAGGAAGTTCCTTTCGTCCTGTATTATTCACACGGTTTTCAGGGACCGGGTGGATGGTACATTGAAAATTCGCGTACCACACTCGGCGAGAAAGATCCTGTCTCGGAGATGAACACTCGTCTCTGGAACAGTGGCGATCAGGTCAAGAAGGATATGGTTTCACAGAAGTTCAAGCGAAAGAAGAACTATGTGTCCAATGTTCTTGTGATCGACGATCCGGCAGCACCGGAAAACAATGGTAAGGTTTTCTTGTTCCGCTATGGAACCAAGATCTATCAGAAGATTCAGGATGCAATGAAGCCTGAGTTTGCTGATGAGGATGCAATCGTTCCCTTCGATTTCTGGAAGGGTGCCAACTTTAGAATCCGTATTCGAAAGGTTGCAGGCTATCTCAACTATGACAAGTCCGAGTTTGATTCCCCTTCGGAGTTGTTTGACGGAGACGATGATCGTCTCAAGAAGGTTTGGGAAAGTGAGTATGGATTGAACGAGTTCGTTGACCCCAGCAACTACAAGTCATATGACGAACTCAAGCAGCGTCTTGATATCGTGCTTGGCAGCACAGCAGTTTCCACCACTGCCGAGACCACTAGGCTAGAGTCAAAGCCTTCGGAGGAGTCAGTCTCCGTGTCGGAGGAGACCATTTCGGCTCCGTCTGAAGAGGAGGATGCCATGTCCTACTTTGAACGACTCGCGAGTGAGGATTGACAGACGATCTCTTTTAGAGAGAGAAACCCCCGGAGAAATCCGGGGGTTTTTTATGCCATTGAAATATTTGGTGTTGAATACAATGAGTTTCTTGCGTCACTAGCAATTTCACTATCACCGCTAAATATTCTTTGATTGTTGTTGGTGACAATATTATTAGTTTGTACCGCTGTTGGTGGTTTTTCTTCTTGTGTTTTTTCTTCTCTCTGTCTATTCAATTCTATCAATTGCCTTAGTGCATTTTCACCAATGTCACTAAGACCTCTTTCCTTCTTGAACTCTCTTATCTCATCTGCTGTGATTAGTCCCGTGCGAACCATTTCCTGTGCTTCATTGACTAATCCACCGTCTTTTGCTGACATCCACAAATCATTTACCGATCTCAGCAACAAGACATTTGCTTCTCTCTGTTTGTCTATTGCGTCTAATTGTTCTTGTGGTAATGATTGTAGCCTTGCTTCTTCCTCCAATCTGAATTGTTCTTCTTGTTGTTTAGTTGACTTTTCTCTTTCTTCCCTCTCCTTCGACATCTTTTCTTCATCTATAGCCTTTTGACCACTTACTTCATAAATTTGTCTCTCCACTCTGAGCCTTTGTTCCTTTTCTTTTTCTGGATTTATAAGTGATACCACATTGTCTATAAACCAAAGTCTTGCATTAAGTAGTGCAAGGACTACTGTTCTGGTGAGTTCTCTTACTCTATCCGGGATTGTTTTTGTAAACACAGTGACTAGTGCATCATATGCTTTTTCAAATGCAGGAATAAGTTTGTTGTTTACAAAATCTCCAATAGGTTCAAACAACTCAGGAACTGTATATGCAAAGAAACCGTATATGGATGCAAAGAAATTCGTTAGACTTTCTATAACACCATCGAAGAATCCCATTACATCTTCAAAAGATAAAAGCCCAAAAGAGAGACCAGAAATTATCTGAGCAAAGAAACCTCTTATAGCACTAAAAAGTTTATCAAAGAAATTTCCATCAGAGCGTAGAAATCCTCTAATCGCACCAACTATACCTTCAATTACTGTAATGATAATTCCAATTGGTCCTGCAAATTTTAATACAGTTTTTAGGAATGGGAAGAGATTTAAAAATATTTGACCCACTGTTTTGAAAAAATTTCCTATGGAAGTAAGAAATGGTTTACTTACTTTCCAGATGTTTGCAAAAAAACCACCAACTCTAATAAAAAAGTTTCCAACTCTACCAAAAAGACCACCAACATCTGTAAACAATTCTCTGATCGACGCAACGAAACGACCCAAAAATGAAACCTTAGATGATTCCAAAAGATCACCAATACCAGAGAAGAAACTTTTCAGTGCTTTCCCTATTCTAAGACCAATATCATACAATGTTCCAAAAATTCGCCTAAGTCTATCAAGGTTGAGAAAGGATTTAGCCCCAAACAATCCTCTGATGCCAGTGAAAAGTGCCTTAAACGGTCTTAAAAGATACGCCACTCCTACTATAAATGCTAACTTTAGCACACCCATAAAATCTTTTGGTATTAACTCTCTCATCGCAGATCTAACAGATGTTATAGATGAAACAACGCTTGACTGTAAATTTTTAAACAATGCACCTTGTCTATTTTGTTCTTCTAATTTGTCTTCTTTTGAACCCGAAAAGATATCTTTTATCGTAGAGAATAGGGTTTTAATGTTTTCATTAAAACTAACTTCACGTTTATCGTCTCTTTCATTCTTTTTTATGTCATAACTATATTGTTTTGAAATACCTTCTTCAATAACCCTGAGACTTGAGAGTTGCAGTGTAATTGTAGATTTAAAGTTCTCTAAGTAGTCTCCAAGTAGTTTGACTTCTATACTTTTTGCTAAAGAACCAAAGTTTGTGTTTAATGCAGAGATTTCTTCTTTTGATGCTTTTTTGAATTCCGAAATCATCCTTTCGTTGGAATCTCTTTTGCCTAATATAGACAAAAGAGGATTATTATTAACATCCTCCAAGGGATTCCCTTGTTTATTTTCTCTGCTCTCTGGTGGTTTTCCTGCCATCCCTAAAGTCTCCTATTTGACTTTGCCTCTTTTTCTCTTTCTTCCTGTAAGAACTGGGTCAATAGACCAAGATAGATTTGTCTCTCCCAAGGAATCATATTGTCCAACTCAGACAAACTATATTTATAGTGCTGCATCATCATAAAATTTACCCTGTAATGATTTTCTAAGGAATCATGGGAGAGGCACATTAGAAAAAATTACCGATTCCATCAATAATCATTTCTTCTTTGTTTCCACAAGAAGGACAGGTAAATTCCAACTTGCTCTTAACCTTTGGTATTGAATCGAAAAACTTCTTCATTTTTTCTATGTCTTTCATACTCAATGACTGCAAGAATTCCTTCACTTCTTCTTCAGTGTAGTCTTGGATGTTGTAAACAGTCTTATCATCATAGATTGACTCTATACACTTTCCTAGAATTGAAATGATATCTCCATCGTTACTAATTGATGTGAAGGAATCTATATCTGAAAAAGCAGGGTGCTTCATTTTAAGTCCAATAGAGTTATCAATTTTAATGATGTAACTTTCTTCTTTCTTTGACTCTTTTAGGTTTTCTATAAATATATCCTTATCCAGATCTAATGTAACTGGACATTTTGTTTCACATTTTGAACAACTCAAGCCCAATTGAATGTCTTGACCAACAGATTTGGATCTTAGATTGAGAAAGATATACTCAATATCGTAGGTTGTCAATTTGTTGAAATCTATTTCTGTTTTTACACAAGCAGTGATTAACTCTTGAATCAATTGAATTTTATTTGAATCGGAACTGTCTTCTTCGCCTAACATCAATAGCAATTTTTCTTCTTTGACTAAGAATGGTCTATACGAGATAGTTTCTCCAGAAGAGGGCAGTTTCATTTTAAAGGTTGGACTTTCTAACTTAGGTAACGACATAATATCCTTTCATTTATGTAATATTAGGTTCTGATACTCCAATTTCCCACTTGCGGAAAGATAAGACTATTTCAGTCTTTACTAATTCTTCAGAACCGGCTGACAGTTGAATTTCATTTATTCTTTTGGGGAAAACTTGAATAAGCCGAACTTGATATAAGGGAAGAGGATTTATAGGAATATTTACTTGATCTGGTAATTTAATATCAAGCGCACCCGGTGGAATCAATGAAGTGCTTTCTGCGGGGTCTTTTTTCCGAAGAAAGTTTACCACATTTTCAGTCAACCCAGCAGCGGCGGCAAGAGGAGTTGGTCTAATTGGACCTTCTCTGTTCAGGTTCGGAATATCAAGTGATATTTCTTTTGTTTGTTTTGTGATCGGAAATGAACTAATATCAAGACTAGTTACATAATCATTATAATAACCATGAGTATAGTTTGTAGAATCTATTATTTTTTCTTGCCATTCGGTGAACAGTTTTCTTATGTTGTATTCATATGTCTCTAGAAAAGAAAGTGTAACATCACCCTCATAAATTCTACCATAAGGCATTTCTCTTTCTATACCCTGTAAAACATGACCCTTACTTCCTATAGTGGAAGCAGGAAAAGAAACTGTTTCCAGTCTCTGATTTAAAAGTTCTGTGTTTTCCTTATTGAAAACAAATCTAGGACTATCACCATAAGCACCAAATTGTATTTCATAACGATTTCGCTGGGCAACACCATGCTTTTTGATTCCAGCAATAAAGTTTTGTACGTTAAATCCAAACATCTTTTTTATGTTCCTTTAGGTTTTTCTTGAATCCTTTATCGCTTGAATTTTACTTTCACTCCATATAGAAGATACATTTTTTCCAACAAAAAACACTTCATGTTTTTTTGAAATATCTCCCAAGTAAAATCTTTCCCACAAACTCGGTTTCATCTCCAAAATAATGCGACCCATTCTTTGGTGATCGTATCTTTTAATACAAGGAAATGCTAATCCTAAACTTCTTCTATATCTAGACAACATTTTATATGATATTGATGCTCTGGTGTCTGGATCTTCTTCGCTTCCTAGCAACCTTCCCATGATTCCATTAATAAGTTTTTGTCTCATCTCTGGGGGAAGGTAAAATGGGTTTAATCCCAATAAACTATTTTCCTCTTGCTCCAAGGAAATTACCATTGGGTAAATATGGTAATATGGTAATTTTGGTGTTCCTTTGTTGATGGGATTCCTATAAGAAAATAAATAGCACCTACCTCTTCCTCCAATTGATCTTCTTATTGAGTTTGGATTCATTACATTGACATCTTCTTCTCCTAGATCTGGTGCTACTCTTTGTAAGAAATCAGATAAAGGCGGTGCTATTTTTTTGAGTTCTTCGTAGAGCATCAGAATATCTCTTTTTCTGTTATGATTCTAAAAACCCATCCTCTATTTTCACATGCTTTTTTTGCAGCCTCCCACTTAGCATTATTTATGGTGTATGTCATAACTTCGCTCAAATATCTTCTCGTTTTCTTTCCGCTCGTAGGTTTCTTTGGCTCAATTGTTTGCTTACTTGGTTTGACTTCAATAACTAGTGTTTCTATTTCACCTTGTTTGTTTTTAAGTTCAACAATGAAATCTGGATAGTATCTGTGGGGTTTGCCATCTACCGGAGAAATATAAGGTATGCATATCTCCTCTGATCCCCAAGAAATCACGTTTGGGTTCTCATCAAATACCCTCATGCACTTTCTCTCCCATAGACTTCGGTACACAATTTTCGTGGGATCTCCATGATATTTGTCGGGTCTATTTGGTTTATATTTTCCTTTGTATGGCATATATAACTATGTATTAGACTAGGAGAAACTAATGACTTACTTAGGAGACATAACCGAATCTGCTGCTGCATCTGTAGATAGTGCTTTTCGTAGAAGCGGCGATTTGAATCGGCTCACAGAACAAGGGAAAAATCAACTATATGTGTTTCCTAGTGATTTAGGTCAACCAGAGACAGGAAATGGAATTATACACTGGGTTGAATTTATACCTCATTTTTTGGAAGCAAAAGGAATTCAAGGGGTGGTAAAAAATATTAGAGCCGCTGTTGGTTCTGGACTGGATGCTTTACTTCCCGATTCAACTGACAGCGAAGATAATGCTGAGAGAAAACAAGCACAAGAAGATGCAAGCAATGCACTTGGAAAACTTGGAACAAGTCTTAATATTTCTGATAACAGATTAGCAGGAAGTAATAGACAAGCAGGTGAAAGTGTTTCAATATATTTGCCGGGTGGAATTGAGTATACTGATGCATTTTCTTATGAAGAGGTGGGATTTGCTGCTGCACAAAATATAAAAAATGCAAGTGCATTTCAGAGTACAGTTGCTCTTAATTTATTGAGACAACTTGCTGGAGGATTGGATATAGTTGGTGGAATACTAGGACAAGACTCAATCAATGCAGGAGATGTCTTGTCTGCACAATTAGGTGTTGTCGTTAATCCTCAAAAAGAGCAAATGTTTAGAGGTGTTGCATTTAGATCGTTTGACTTCAAATTCAACCTCATACCAAGATCAAAGAAGGAAGCAGAAACAGTAGCCAGTATAATAAAACTTTTTAGGTTTCATGCTTATCCAGAACTATCGGAAAATAAAGCATTCTTTAATTTTCCCTCTGAATTTGAAATCAAATTCAAATCGTATGATGTTGAATTAAATGAAACCAAGGAAAATACTAGTCTTCCAAAATTAAAAAAATGCGTCTTGGAAAAGATAACCACAAACTACACACCAGATGATGTATATCATTCTTTTAAAGATGGTTCTCCTATTAGAGTTGAAATCTCTCTTTCATTCAAAGAGACACAATATATTCATAGAGAACTGGTAAAGGATGGATTTTAATGTATTTCGCTAACTTCCCTCTTGTAAACTATGTCAAAGAAGATGGTCAATTAGAGACCATTCAAGATATACTCATAAGAATTGATTTTAAGGAATTAGAAAAAACCAATGCAGAGGTTTTTATTGAATACAATGCCCCAGAAGGATCTACACCAGAATTCATAGCAGAATCTGTATATGGGGATCAAGAATACTTTTGGTTGGTTTTGCTTTTCAACAATTTTTTAGATCCAAATTATTCCATACCCCTTAGATCTAGATCTTTAGATGACTATACTAACAGAAAATATAGATCACAAACTTTATTCATAACACCTGAAAATGACAGTGAGCAGTTTTTTTCTCACCCAAATCCGGCAAGCAATATTCCAAACTTTAGAGAGGGTGACACAATAACTGTCTACCTTGGTCAAAGATTAAGATACAAAGACGAAGATGATGATAAAGTTCTAGGTATCATCAAAAGATACATTCCTGAACTATCCGCAATTCAACTGGATTCACTCACAGGTGTAATTAAAGAAGGTGATGTGATAGTGAGAGGGTATGAAGGAGAATTAAGAGCAAAGGTATCAAGAGTAACGATAAGCCGCTATTCTGTTCATCATTTTGAAGAAAACGGAATACAGTTGAATCCAATGGCTACACCTCCAGATGACAAGGGAAACCAAATTCCAATTGGTCAAACTGGTGATGGATTTCTTGATCCAGTTGGAGTAACACAAACCATTCTTGAAAACTACATGAATGATGGAAACAACACATATGTAATAACCAACGAAGATTATGAATTCAAAGAGAATGAAAAGAGTAGAAAGTTGAAATTAGTAAATCCAAGGCTATTGAATGATATCCTTAGACAATTCAGAGAGGTAATTGAGACTTAATGCCAGAGCAATTTGTCCTAAAGATAAAACCGGACAATAAGTATACTGATATTGACGACTATCGGTTACTTAGCATGGTATTAATTGGTAGATCTGGTCAGAAACTAGATCTAAAACCACTATTCCAAAACTTTACTTTTGTCGAAGACATATTCAAATGCTCTTTGACAGGATCTGTCATATTAAAAGATGCTGTTAATTTGAGATCAACTTTTCCGATGGAGGGATATGAAATTTTAGAGATTGAATTCAAAACTCCCGGAATAGGATCAGAGTATATCAAGAAATCATTTAGAGTGATAGAGGTGACTGACAATGTAAAATCAGAAGATCAAAGAAAAGAAGTTTACAGATTAACTCTGATCAGCGATTCTGCTTTCAATGATAAAACAAAAAACATATCAAAATCATACAAAGGAAAGATAAGTGATATCGCTAAAAAGATCTACTCTGAATACATCAAAACCACCAAAAAAGACAATCCCTTAAAACCACTGAAATATGATGCATCAGATCTAAATGTTCAAGAGACGCTTGGAGAACAAAAATATGTTATTCCAAGATGGTCTCCATTTAGAGCCTTGCTTTGGCTTGCTAAGAGAGCAATTCCAGCAAAAAGATCAAGCGAAACCAACTATCTCTTTTATGAAGACGCCGATAGACACAACTTCATTACTTTGAGTGAACTGGTAAGTGCAAACTCAGTAATGACATATTACAACATTCCAGCAAACACAGAAAGAGATCTTTCGCTGATCTTTTCAAAGACTAGAGATGTTAACTTTTTGAAGACAAATCAAAAGTTAAAAGAACAAATCCAAGGATCATATTCATCCACTTTGTATGTTCACGATGTAACAACTAAACAATGGGGGAAGTACATATACAACTACAATGACGATGAAGGTAAGGTTAGGTATATCACTGACAATAAACTAACAAAAAACAATACAGATGTCTATACAACAAAACCAGATTCTGCCTTTCACTTGACAACAAAACAAACAGGATTGATGGGCAAAGATTTTCCTGACGTTCAAAACCACAAAGATTGGTTACAACGATCCATCTCTAGTAATATTCTTCTTGATAGTGTCAGTGTAAAAATAACGACTTGTGGAAACTCATTGCTTCGAGCAGGAAAGGTTATAGAATTCTTTACACCAAAATCTTCTTTTGAGGATAAAGGTCAGGATGAGTGGTATGACACTTATTATAGCGGTAGGTATTTGATCACAACCCTTAGACACACCATAACCCAAGATGGGTATACGAATACAATGTTGCTCGCCAAGAATAGTTATGAGCAACCAACACCAGACAAATCATCTTTCTTGGGAACAGGAAACAAATAATCATAGGAGATAATCATGGAAGCGTTTGCTGGTAAAAATGGATTTATTTGGTTTCAGGGTGTAGTTGAAGACAGAAATGATCCTGAACAACTTGGTAGAGTTCGTGTTCGATGTCTTGGGTTTCATACTGAAAACAAGCAGGATCTACCAACCGAAGATTTACCTTGGGCATATCCAGTTCAACCAATAACATCTGCTGCAATGAGTGGTATAGGTGATGCTCCTGTTGGACCCGTTGAAGGC